TTCTTTGCTAATAAAATCATCACATGGCGCGACACTAACACCATATTTGGTCATTCGCGCGTCGGCAATTTCGCGCCAATTGGTGTTTATGTCCGGCGCAATGTCATCATCGTATATACTCATTACCACCTTATCATTGTATGGTATGAATCTATTTGTATCGGCAGTTATGTTAAATCCGGCAATTTTATTATATCCATTTTTGTAGTATGAAAAACCCCTGACAAATGAAACAGTACCAATTTCATGCAGAAAATCAAACGCATCATTATCCAAGTTGCTATGCGACAATATAGCCTCGGCGCCAGGTTTATCAGTGGCAAATATGACATTCCTTGCGGCATATTTGCGCCGCGATGTCATTACGTACATGGGCGCGAGTGGAGATATTTTATCAAACTCGCGCGCACGCTCAATACCAACTACGCGACTGTTGGTATAAATCAAAAAGCCCGCGCAAAGGGCGCCAATAAGCGCATTCCAGCCGGATGTGGCGTTGTGATCACCAATATAATATCGAGGAACAGCCGAATCAGGCGCGACCACATCTTCAATCGGATAATTATAAATAGTATCCCACGCGCAGGCGTGGAGCATATCTTTGTAACCAAAATGGTGCAAGAATTTTTCATATTCATTTGGTATTATCTGCTTCAAAAACTGCGGAAATGTCATTGTATAAACACTCATGTCATTGGCATCTATAGATGCAGTAACGGCGTCTTTTACAGCCCCGACGAGTACGGCCAACTGCGCGCTCGTGAATGGAGAGTCTGCCATATCAATACTGCTTGTTTGTTGAAATTCTACCAGCGGCAACTCTAGTTCATCGCATAATTTCAATAAATGAGAATCGCCGGGCCGGATAATTCCGGCGCCTAGCTTAATTGGCGTGTCGTGCCAATTTATTTGATACGCACGACCGCCGATTCTATCAGATGATTCCAGTACAAGGACATTCTTGCCCATTTCATGCAATCGTTTGGCCGCGTATAGGCCGGCAATGCCGCCGCCGATTATCAAATAATCATATACCACTGGGGAATTTGATGGGGCGACCCTAGGCAATTCATCGCGCGAATATTTTAATACAAAATATAGCACTATTAAAACAACAATCAATATAGGCAACATGGATATATTTTACCACTCGGTGAGTTCGTTAAATAATAACTAATTATATTATTTCACAAAAATATAAGTATTTATATATTTCCACAAAAAATAAATTATGTCCGTACAAGCATTAGGTGTAGAGTTATCCGCCCCAGCCACAACATTGGTCGCCGCTGCAAGCGGTACCGCCGGGTCTTTGGGTAATGGTAACTATCAATACAAGGTTACATTTGTCGGTTTGAATGGTGAAACTTTGGCTTCATCTGCTAGCGTCGCCGTAAACCCCAATCCTAGCACTTCACTTACGCTTACCAACATTCCCCTTGGCGACGTGCAAATCACTGCCCGAAAGATCTACAGAACTGCCGTGGCCGGATCAACATTTTTCTTGTTGACAACAATCAACAACAACACAACAACATCAATTGTTGATAGCGCCGCCGATGCCAGCATTACTGGAAATGCCACAGAACCATTGTTCAATACCGCCGTTTCGCGAGAAGCCATGAAAGGTTATTTTGATATGTCCTTGCCCTTCTGCACCACTTCGGACAACATTACAGCCAGCACCACACAAACCCAAGTTGGCGGAACTGCCGTTTTGTATAGAAACTATGTTAGAGTGGTTACCGGAAATGCTAATGATGCTATTAGATTACCCCCAATTAACTCTGTTTGTTTGGGCGTCGCAATCACCATCGGTAACGCTTCGGCAAATGCCCTCCAAGTATTCCCCTCCACTGGCCAAACAATCAATGGCGGCGCTGCTAATGCATCTGTAACCCAAGCCGCCAGCGCCACTAAAACTTACGTTTCCAGCTCGGCCACTAACTGGTTGCAAGTATAATTACTATACAATATACATGCTATTCATGATCGTTATGATATCCTCCAGATCATCGCCGATTGGCTCATCATTTAGTCACGTCATTAGGTCAAAAACAAAAAAAAATCATAAATCTATTTACATCCAATTTGGATGTTATTTTTTGTTGAATTATTAATTAGATATTCCGCCGGTATTTCTATATAAGTTCAATAATCCTAAAATACATGGATATTAAAACATATTTAGCCCAACAGCTCGAAGGCGCGGAAGTATATGGTGAATTGCCCTCATTGTTAACGCCTTTCACTACATTTAATATACCGGTATTTACAGTTGCAAATACCACCGATGATATTGAACCGTCAACTATTGAGGAAATCAACGAGGCCCCGGTGGAGTCCAATTCAACCGATACAAACATAACTAACGATGAGCCGGCGGATGGCGGCGGCCAAACGGGCGATTCTATCTCGCAAGTGGGTAAAAATGAGCCTAAATACACGGGCGCGATGTATATTTATAATGAAATGCGCGATGAAAAACTCAAAAATATGATGCGCGGTTTGTATATTGCATGCCATATCATCGGCGACGATAAGCCCGTCGAGTTGGTCACCAGATTATATTCATCGGTATCCAAAACAGATTCACTGGGCCATTTTAGCAAGATTTTACTTGATACAGAAATTGACACAATGATATTCACTTGTTTGAATTTGATGCCCAACGCGGTTAAAAATGAAGTGTTAAAAACATATGTCAAGAAAAATAAACTAATAATTAATATCATGTCGACATTCACGCGCGAGGTTATCGAAGGCGCCAATCCAATCGAAATTGTTGTTCATTTGAAAAAATTAGATAATCCAAATATCAATGAGGCGCTGTACCGCGGCTTTTCGCAACAATATGCAAACGTGGAAATGGATAAAGAGCCATATACCGAGTTCAAAGCACTCGCGATGGTAAGTTATTTGTTGGATATTCACAGATATTCGATCGTGAAAAACAAAAATATCAACTTTGAGAAGATCATAAAAAAGGTCGCCGTGGGCCCCCATAGAGGGGTCGTCGCCGCAATTGCCGGTTGGGCGCTAGGCGGCTTACTCGGCGACATAACAGCGAGCGCTCATAATACCGCCGATGTAGATATATTTGTCAATAATAATTTTGGATATTACTTTACAGGCGACATGTGGTGAGATTCACCGTGAGCTTCATCATGAGATATATTATCATGTATCGGTATTACTACGCTAGCGGGATTTGCGCCTCTGGTTGCATCACTGCGCGTAATATGATCGCCCGACCCGGTTACAAGTATATTTGCGCCCAGATCATGTTGAGTATTATCGCGTGGGATCGCCGTGTGCTGTTGATCCTTGTCTGTCGCGGCGCCATCCATCGTGGTCATAATCTCAACTGATTTAATGTAAAGCCGCTCAATGCGCTCAGTAAATAATTTCACGCGCGTCGTCATGTCTACATTATATCTGCCGACACCAGAAACAAAACTCCAACCTTCGGATTCATATTTGGCGAGTAGCGCGCCGTTAAATAAATATTTTTTTGCTATACTGAAACTGTATAACAACTTGTTTGCGACAGTTACTGCAATAGAAATTGTTAAACTTGTCCAAAATAACGCTTGCGCGGCCTGTTCGCCAAATAATGTGACTTTTTCAAGCGTAAGAAACGCCACGATAATAACTCCGCCGATTGTTATCATGTTTGTTAGTGATAGAAATAATACAGAAATCCAGAATGAATTACGGCGCGTTGTTGTGACTAGTTTAACATAACGATTTAATACTATTGTTTTCTCGGCCAGGTCCAACTGCATGTTATCGAGGGCCTCACCGAATTGTTGCTCAAACGTGTTGAACATTTTAATGTATGATGATCGATAATTTACCCACAAAAAATATTAAAACAAAAAAAATAACATCACAATTTTTACAAACCTGCGCGAAAGTCATACTATTGACTCGGCATAAATATTTAATGTTTCTTGGATCGTCGGTGAGATTTCTTGGATGATTTTGGTGCGGATTTCTTGCTTCGTTTGGAAGATCGTCGTGGTTTTGCCATGATTATGGGTGTCGGTAAATGCTGTATATAAATGTGAATTAAAAAAATATTATAATAATAAATTATTAAATAATTAATTTTAATTCATGGATTATTTGACATATTTAGCAATATTAACTGTAATCGCGCCAGGGTATGTCTTGACATATATGATAGTGGTGTGGGTCGGTCGCCGCATAGATATGGTTTTGTTTGCCCCGGCGCCGGCGCGCAAATTCACCATGGTGGAACTGTATCTGGGCCGAATTTGCGATTATTTCAGCATTAATCGGCGCGACCTCCATAATCAATTCACTGACTTATTTATTGATACAACATGGTATAAAAAATAACTTGTCATCGGTGGATCGGGGCAGATGTTCCATAGTTGGTCATGTCAATTTAGATTGCTTTTGATTTTGGAATGTACATGTTACCAACAGGCGCGACCATTTTCTCTTTGGGTAACATCATATTACCGACGGAAAGCGTTTCAATGGGCACAAACATATTGCCCACGGGCACCACCATAGATTCTTTGGGCAGGTACATATTACCAAATCCCTTTTCGTACATTTTGTCTTTTTTGAATTTTTGCATTTTGAGCATATCAAAAACACCAACTTGGCTTGCAATATATACAAGCACAAGTGCGATAACGATTAAAACAATAATTTCGGCTTTTTCCATGATTGATATATTATTTGTTGATATTTTCACATCAAAAAATAATTATTATGTGATGGTGGAATATAAATTGATGATATACATGTTTGGACATAATATCATAAAATAATATCCGACCGTATTCAGCTGATTTAATCTTTACGAGGAATTGTAACGGCGACTCCGTAAACACCGTCCTTGGGATCCATAATTGGTGGAATTGGGTTGGGTCGCCGGGTGCTAGTATACATATTTTCCTTTTTCTTGTCGTGGCATTTTACCAGCGCGTCAGTGACGTATGTTAAATAAATGCAAGCAAATATCAATAATACTAGTATTGTGACTGCTACAGCTGGGCTTTCTTTGATTTTAGCAATGATTGAAGTCATGGTGGTATTTATAAAATTTAGATATATTAATATAAATATTTTATAATTTCAAAAATGATAAAATTTTATTTGACGCGTCGTTATACATACTTGCCGGCGTCATATTTTCGCTTTTGAAGGCGTACGCGGCGCCAAATAATGCAAGCGAAACGCTAACAAAATACAATACAACAATAATTAATACGACGATCAGCACTTTAATTGGAAGCGAGACCGCAAGGAAATCATCAATGATTGGCATAAGATGTAGAATATATAATCAGTGGTGGTGTTATCGCGCTATATAAATATTTATATTTACGTGAATATTTTACATAAATACAAAAAATATTCCATGAATAATTATAAATATTTGTATAGTGTGAATTTTATGATCAGGGGCGATTATCCTGTTTTAATGTCATGATCTGGCAAACTGCGCTGTTCAAGCAGGCCTGCGCTTGATTGCGCGTATAATTCGGAAGTGTCATCTGTGGCCGAATATGGATAAATGAATGGGTTAATTACGGCATTTGCGTTTAGGTCGAAATCTTGGTCGCAAATTCGGCATATTTGTAATGATTGATTGTCCATTTCGCATTTGCATCTATATGCATAAATCATCATGATCGCGACGATCAACAAAATGATGACTAAGTACATTTATGTAGTATATATATTTATATAAACTCCGATTAATTAGTTAATAAATACTAAATGAGTAGAGTATTTATTAACTAATTATATATAACTAGACCCCATGACGACCGAGCGCAAAAATGTGGAAAAAGACCACATAGTTGCCAAATTAATACCCGAGAAAATCAGCGAATGTTCAACTGTGGGGCCTAATGCCGGCGCTTGCTTTTCTGAACAAACCCTCGGCAAAATAGCCGAAAAGTTGAAAATTAGCGCGCCAAAACACCAAATTTTGGAAAAATCCAAGGAAATATTGGGCTGCGACAGTGCAAAATGCACCGTTGATAAATTGTCGATTGATATCGGCAAGGATGTCATGAACTTCAAGGTACACGGCCCCATCGACAATACACTATTGTCCAATTATAATATTGATGCTGTTATGCATCAGTATGCGGCGCGGTTCAAGGACTTTTATCCCTATAATTTCAATATGTTAAATTATATGGATTATAGTTTCAAAAATGGTAACGTGCTGAATGAGCCGGATAGTTTGGCGACCATTCAATTTGCCGATTTGTACAAAAGTGGCTTTCGGCGCGCCGGATGCGTAATAAACACCGATGTTTATCAAGGTAATGGTAAGCATTGGATGGCCTTATTTGTGGATAGCGCTGGCCCGACCGTGGAATTTTTCAATAGCAGCGGCAATTCGCCCGCGCCGGAATGGATTAGTTATCTTGTGAAAACGCGCGATCAACTCAACAATTGTACTGGTAAACAGGCCCAAATCATTAAAGTTACAACCATACGACAGCAGCAATCCAAAACAGAATGCGGAGTTTACTCATTGTTTTATATATGGGCGCGACTCAATGGCGTGAGTTATAAATATTTCATGGATGTTAAAGTGCCCGATCAGTTAATGTTCGAATTTCGCCAACATATATTTGAAGGGAGCCCTTATGAAAATATGAGTTTTGACTTTGAAGAGTACGCGGAGAAATTTCCACTCAAGTGGGAAAAATAATTTATGATCTTTAAATTATTTTTTTGGCCGCGTTTATATACTTATAAATATTTATAGATAAATCCAATGCACGAATTACTCATTTGTTATTTATTATTGTTTGTGTTGGCCATATTGTTTGCCGTCCATATTAGCAAGAAAGGCGTCGAAAACATCTGCGGCGGCATGGATAAATGCTGCGGCTGCGACGGCAACGAGACTATGGTCGTGAAGCGTATCTCAGATAGTGATCTTACAAAGATTGCCACCGGCATGAGCGTATATTGAGGTATGATCATATGATCATAAATCTATTTATCATTGATCATCGATAATTTTATTTTTACGTCATTTGTGTCCCAATAACAACAAGATGTAACATCCAGCGATTGATACCAAAAATAATAATTATGCGCCGGGGTCGCGTCGTAAACAAACAAAATGGGCGATGGTATCATGTCCCATCGCATAAAGCGATATCGCTCAATAGTTTCGCCCATATCTGCATAAGTTTGGCATTCGCGCCGCGCAATCTCAGGGTCTGTAAAAACCATATCTAGTTGTAAGAGCGCCTCAAACAAACCAACTTTTTTTGCCGTTCGTATTACCTGTGGATAAATTTCAGATATACTTCGGCGCGGCCGTAAATGTACATTTGCGCCGCCAAGTTTATCCACATATTTGATTTCATAAAAGTCCAAATTCAGAAAATACGTGTATTCAGAGTATTTTTTCATGAATTTGATTGGATCATCAACGATGACGGGAGGCCTCGGCGATGTCACTTCATAAAGATAACAGCACGGTTTAAATGTGGAATTGGCGCCCTGTTCGCGCAGTTTATCGAGCCATGCGCTGCCGCGCGAGCACCACAAACCATTCGGCCGGCCCTCGATATTATAGCCAAATAAATAGGTTTGCATGTAGATTTTTGGCTCAAGCGTTATTTTTGTCGCGGCCAAATGATATAGTTTATCCTCATCAATGTTCATTTTATGGTTGTATATCCTAAATATATTTGATAATATTTTATTTCGTTTTGATTATATGTTAAGTGTATTTCAATACATCCGCTGAATATATATCTTCCTAATGACTGAATGTATTGGATGCCCGGTCAAAGCCGCAATCAAAGATATTTATACCGGCTCATATCAACCCGATGATCAATACATTTCCGTTGGTGGTCGCGAATATGCGCTCGATGACACATCATACACAACTAATTTACTATTCATGGAATTTGCAAGATTTCGACTCGCGAAACCAGATTTGGCCGCTGTGCGCAAGTTTTATTTGCGTGTTTTGGCTAATGCCGGCATTAACAGATATGATTATATTAATCGAGTACTTTTCGGCGAGAACGCCCCGAGATTAGTAAAACTGCTGGATATTGAACTGGCGCAGTTATACGGCCGTATCGATGATATTTATAACAAGATTTGCAGCGGCGCGATCACTACATGTGTATTGGGCCCAATGCCAGCCAAGTATTCCACTGAAGAATTGGTTAAAATACCAGCGCTTTTGTATCAACTCACTAATGAATTTATTGATTTCAGTAATAAATTAATGATAAATGGCAATCGGCCGGAGTATGTAGAGAGATTGGCGAGCGCGGACGACATGAACTTCGGCATCACAAACGACCCCGCGCCCAAATTCGATAATCTCGCGACGGTCGATGATTACATGAATGCAATCGCGGGATTAATGGATTTTATAATAACCACAGGAAGATTTTTAACGCTCCTTGAAAATTTTCATCGCCAGGTACACAAAAAATTATCTGCGCTATTAATCATCAAGTAATTTAGCCAGCTAAAACATCTCGATATTCCTCAAAAATCATTATATATGGAATATACATTTGATATTGTTGAACGGCGTCGAGGTTGGGATATTGTTTATACAACAACCCGTGCAGCGGATATTCTTGAAAACTGCGGTTCATACTCCCCATGATATCTTTTATTTGAGCAAGCCCGTCAAACTTCAAATTATATTTTTTGTTGTAGTCAGAATATATTTTGGCCATTAGCGCGCAATCATTGCATCCATCAATACGCATGGATTTGTCCAACATTTCATGATTATGAAATATTAACCCGCGCTGTATTTTATTAAAACAACTGAATTTTTCACCGTAATCCTTTGGATCATATTCGCGGAAATCGCTATAATTACTAACAATTAGTCGGGTTTCAGAGGAGTTAACGCGGGCAAATGCCTGCAAAAATATAGTTTCGGGCTGAAAATACTTGAATTTACCAGCGGCGTGGTCTGCAACAAAATCAATACCAAGGGCTTTGGATGCAATAATTTCAGGATAATTTGCCGCGGCAATTTCACTATTTGGTTGCGCATTATACGGTGGTCGAAATTTTAGCATGCTTTTAATGGGGCGCATTTTATCGAGCCAAACTAGTTGCTGCGCCGAATTCCATATAATATCCAAATCTGATGGCGAATCGCCCTCCACTGTACGAATATCACTAATAAAATAACATGAAGTGTCGCTAAACAACCGCGCAATTTGCTCAGTCATATAATCTTCATAAATATAAATTTTATAACTTGAGGATTTAATGAAATCGATATCGGGCGCAATGACATTGCGAGTTAATTCGGCGATGTTTTTCCTTTGCGCGAATACGACGCGTCCACCGGCATAAACATTAAAATGATGCTTACCGATACCATATCTTTTACCCACGCTGGTTGTTTTCAGGTAAACAACTGCATTTGTTTTGCCCATAACATGATGATCGTGTGGGTCTATTAGCAACATTTTGATATTTGGAAACATATCACAAAGCAGCAGTATTTTATGACTTGGGGCCGAGCCGGCATATACAAATAAGGCCGAATCAGAATGTTCATGTAAGCAGTATGTCATGAATTCTAATTCCGAAAGAAATAGTTTGATTTGACCCAAATGAACCGAACTAGAATTGATCTTGACGTCTTTGCTGTACGGAAGTCGATGCTTTAACTCTGCAAATGTTGCAATGGGATTCAAATTCGCAATGTCGTTACTCAATGCCGTTTTTATGATTTCTACCACGGGTGCGTATGAAAGGGTTGATTTAACAATGCTAATATGTTTTCGTGTTATGTAGCGGTCAGATTTATTTTTGCTGTACGTTCCGCGGCCGCCAGTATAATCACGCGCCGGGACTAGTGATTCATTAGTCACTGCATTTACAATAAATGCACATATAATAATAAATACTACGATAAATATCGCGAATATTGGCGCAAGTATGATCATAATTATGCAAAATATTCACGATTGTATAATTTATCCACGATTATATCTTTGGTATCAATAAATTTAATGGTCGCGCATTCGGCGCGCACAAACCGTGGGCTTGCCGCGGCAATTTGCGATAAAAATGCACAATCGTGTAGCAAAATTACCTCGGCGCCCCCGGCACACAGTTTTGGCACCATTATATTGATGTAATACATTATGATGAATTTACTTTGCAGGTATACCAATACTTTGGATCCCGGGCCAACATTGACATTTTGTATAGTGTTTTCATATACTGTATACGTGTCTATCATATATTCTAGTGGCATATCAACAACCAGATGTGTTGCAGCCGGCTCATACAACATCAAGTAATCGTCAAAACTATTGTATAGCGCGCGGCGAATTATCTCGTCATTGCCCAGGCCGCGCCACATTTTGAATATTTTTTGGGGCAAATTTACGGTGATATCACCCAGTTTAATGGTCGTGACATTATCACTATTTGATAATACCGGCGCTTCGGTGCAATCGGTTGATAGTAATTTAATAATTTCATCTAAAAGTGATTCTATTTGATTATCTTCCAATGAATTCTCGCCCACAAACTCATTTCTAACAGCAACTTCCAAAACATCGCGAGTTAATTTCGGCGCGCTGAACAAATCACTCACACGCACAGACGCGCAAATTATATGATTGGATAAAAGATTATTTATCTTGGCGCGATTATGCATTTATATACTTACTTGACGTTTTTTATACTCGTGTTTATAAATTATGATAGCAAATTAGTTCAAAAAAATATTTGTTGTAATTTATCCATATGTTTTGATTTCTACAAAAACCTTTACTGAACACACCCAATCGGCGCCTTTTTTGTCTAAAAATGTTGTCAATGATAGTTTGCGCATGGTGTCTGCCGCGATGATAACCTCGTCGCCAATGGCCGCGTTTGAGAATGGTTTAATATAATCAATCATTACAGAAGTATTCAAAATATCATCAGCGCCGATGTTGGATTCCATTTTAATTTTGGATGAATCATTATATGTTCCTTGATAATTTATTTTTTTCGCCTCATCAAATATAAATTGAAGCGGCCCGGCGCCTTCCTTTCGGAAAGTTAGCACAGATGACATTTTACTGATTTTGGTTATCTCGGATTTAAAATGTTTGGACTCGAGTGTAAACCGCACGGAATAATCCGAGTCATCAATCATTTCGGGTTCGGCGCCCTCAATATTGGGCTTGAACGCAGTTTCCACTTCATAAGCATTAATTTTATCATATTGGCAATCGCGCACCGTTATAAATATCACAGAGCGGTAGGTTCGCTCCTTTAGCGAAAATCCCACTTTTATTTGATCTTTATCAATATTGCCGAGCACTTTTTCGATCATGTCGCGTTTGATGCAAATGTGATATGTATCGCGGCAATAATAACAATTCATTTTGGCGCCGTCGATAGTCGCATAGATAGTTGCTTTGTTGTAATGATCTTTGGTTATAATTCGGATGGTCGTGGGCGCGAATATAAACTCCACATCGGCGACCTCATAACTCTTGAAAAGCGCGAACAGCTTCTTGAAAATAATAGGATTACAGTAGGCCATTTCCATTACCGCATCTGGATTCCGCGGTTGATCAAGTATACCAATGACGTCAACTACAGCAACATCGGGTCGCTTTTTGGGCGGTCGGCCTGGGCGGCGCGCGACTTTTACTGCTGGTTCAGGGGCTTTTTGATCCATTTTTGTAATTAATAAATTAATAAATTCAACAGTTAAAATAATTATATAATGCTTTTTAAATATTTAAATATTTTTGTTGTACATATAAAATTCTGTGAGTGAAATTTCTATGTTGTCAAATTTTTTTGTTTTCTGCCTTTGATCTTTTGATATGCGCACGATATTGCTAAATGAGTCAATTAA